GGCAGTCGTCATCGGCTCGGCAGAAGGAGGGGGTGCCAGCACTACCGATCCGATGGCGATCACCACTTCCTTCGTGGTCGTCGCCGGGGACGCGGTCGTTGCCATGAGCAGCGAGCAGGGGGCCGCCCCAACGGTCACCGCAGTCACCGACAACCTCGGCAATACCTATACGATCGTGGACGCCGATGGCCATACGATCAGCACCACGTCCATGACGCAATGGCAGTCTATTATCACGGTTCCGGGGACGATCACCTCGATCAGCTTTGACACGACGGCCAGCGCCAACGATATCGGGCTCAAGGCCGCCGCCTACAACGGCCCCTTCTCCGGTCTCGACGCTGCCCCCGCGATCCGTGGGGACGCCTCCAGCAACTTCACGTCGAACGCCTCCGGCACACTGGCGCAGGCGTCGGAGCTTGCGGTCACCTGCATCGCGACAACGAACGTTGCCGGCACGCTGACGGCCAACTCGCCATGGACTATGGCCGGGAGCCAAGCGGCAGGCGGAGTGCGGACCGCCGCCATCGCGCATCAGGGCGTCGAGGCGACCACCTCGGTCACCGGCTCTTTCGCCGGCACCGACACCAACTCGGCCGTGGGTGTCATGACTTTCGCGAGGTCCGTTTAAATGGCAGTCCTTAACTAGATCAGTATAACAGACATTATTTCTAAAGGAAGCATAATGGATGCAACAATTATAGCAGAGACACTTGTTAGTGCTAAAACACTAATAGAGGAGCGCGGGTGGGCCTTGTCTCTGTTGGATTTTAAGATAACAGATGCTGAGCATTGCTCTTTTCGTGCAATTTTCCGACCGGCATCAGGTTCAATCCACCTAACTAATTGGAATAACGTGCAAAGTCCTATGATCGTTGCGGAAAGTACAGCGGTTGATGTAGACAAATCTGCTGCAAGGTTTATTACTGATGTTACTGCGTTAGATACTTTAGATACTTATGTAAAAGATAAGTGGAAACAGGAGATTATTGCTCTCGCTGACAAAGGTGATGGGTTAGGTTTTGATATTGTCACCCTTAAAATGGCTGCGGAAGTTGTTTCAGAGAAAGTTTAGCGCTGGAGAAGGAATTAGATAAATGTCGATACTGACCCGAGATAGTAAAGGACTTCTTACAGGAGGGTTTATTCGTAGAGCGTATAATTCTACTGCTCCTAATGAACCTGATTTTGGAACCACTGCGGTAAAGTATGTGGATGGTATTTGGTATCTCATGGTGTCGAATATTCCGGGTACTATTGATGATCCCATTGATCAAGTAAGACTTGTTATCTTTAGGGAAGTTAGTGGAGTAGAAGTAACCCCTTATAAAACACCTGTTGTGAACCTTTCTTTAAACGTTTGGATAGAGATGGGTCCGGGAACGGCTCTTGATGCTGATGAAGGAACATTAGTTGTAGGTATAGAGGCTGTAGAACACGGTCTTTCAGGTCGTTCCACCCGTGTTAGGGATGTTACATTGGGAGATGATGTTCCTACGGAGGAAATCCTTCCTATAGTAGTATGGACACTTAGTACAGGAGATGAGCCGGGTGAGCTTATTATTGATATTACATCAATAACAAACGGAACTGGTGAAAATCCTATACCCATTTATATAAGACACAGTGTAAATGGTGCAGCTTTTGAAAATCTTGGGGATGGAGCTTTAGCGGTAGAGGCTCAATCTATTTTCACTAGTCCCGGTGCTCTTACTTCTGTAAGATTACAGTGGAGTAATGATTTTAGAACGTTCCCTGCAAGCGATCCTAAAGAAGAGAATGCTGGCGAAGAAGAGGTTGTTGACCCTGAACCCCCTATTTGGAACTTCCCTGAACCTCAATCCTTCCTTGAAGGAGACCCTTTTTCAGTAAATTGGCTTACTTATTGCCCTAATGGAGAAGTTTTTGAGGTTGTAGTAGGTTTTACAGGTGGTGTTTCTAGTAGTTCAGACCCTCAAGACCCTTTTATTGAAAATGATGACTACAATGTAGCCAGTTTAGTGGTTGAAACTTTAGATATTACAGTTATAGCTACAAATTCAGAGGGTAGTACGACAGGAATTTGGCCTGTTGTAGTAGAACCTTTGGTATTAGCTCCTACAGTTATTAATCCAGTAGCTAATCAGTCTTTAGTTGATGGAGATACCTTCCGTGTAAGCCTTGACGGTCCTACAGGGGTGTTTTCTGGTACTGAACCTATGACTTTCACAGTTGACCCTGATGACGATAGTGATTTTGTACTTGGAGTTGATAGTGTAGCTAATAGATTTGGTAATCCTAATATTTTAATTATCCCTCGTAGTCCTTTTACTGTAACATTTACAGCAACTAACTCTGCGGGTAGTGCTGAAGACTCCTTTACTATTGAAGTAGCTATTACAAGAGATGATGCTCCCGTGTGGGATGATGATATCTCGATGGAAGCTGCTCAAACTATATATACTGATTGGCGTACAGGGGTTATTGAATGGGTTAGTGCACCGGGTACACCAGTATGGACTCGTGCTACCCCTGATGTAAACGATACAGTACCTCCTGATCAAGTAGAAGAATTTGAAAGTTTAGGTAGTAACCTCTATCGTATGCGTATGACTGATCCTCTAAAAAGAGGAAATCCAGATGTACAAACAGCCACGGTTAGTCTTGGCACTGATCCTATTGCAGTGGTTAATGGTTCGAATAATATCGTTATCACAAAAGCTTCTCATGGCATGGGTGTAGGTAGGAGAGTGACAATTGCTAATGCTCCTGCATTTAATGGTCTCACCGCTGCTCAAGTAAACGGTAATAGACAAATTATTGCTGTAACCTCTAATACTTTTACTGTTCAAGCTGGTGCTAATGCTACTTCAACAGATGCAACAGCCGGTGGAACTGGTATTACTTATACAGCTAATAGAGCGGACTTCTCTTTATTTAAAGTAGGAGACCCTGCTAACATTCGTGTAGCTTTTAGAGATGGTGCTGGTATTATTAGTCACTGGTCTCTTCCTAAAGCTGTACCTCAGATAGTCACTCTTGGTGAACGTTATTGGAGATTTAATTCTCGTCGTACTGAAGAAGCTTTTGATGCTGATTGGGTAGGGTGTTTAGGAAATCAATATCAACACGTTGTTTCGTTTAATAAACGTTCCACCCGTGATCCTACTAAAGCTTATTATATGTTTACTGGTCAGGATGAAAATGGAACAAGTTTTTCCCCTGATGGTGGTAAAACGATTAGTCCTATTGTTAGCTTCGGTTTTTGGGGATCGTCTATTAATGGTCTCTATTATTGTTCTGATGATTTTGCTGATGGTGTTCTTCTTATGCTTGGTGGCCACGGTTCCACAACTGGTAAGTGTGGTCTATATGGTTCATTAGATGAAGGTCGTGTTTGTAAGCGTATCAGACTTAATCGTTCTGGTGGTGCTGATGTTTTTGATTCTAACAGGACATTCTTTCCTCGTATTGGAATGAACTTAATTGACCGTAGACCACAAAATGCTGCTGGTACATTAACTGATGCCGAACGTCCAATTTATGTGGTAGCTCAGCAAAAGGATGGTGGTGGTTCCTTTATAAATTGTGTCTTGTTTAAATGGGATGGTGGTGATATATTCACTACTTCTGATTGGCATCCGGTTTATGAATGGCCTGTTTCAGAAATCCGTGGTTCAGCACCTACAATTGGTGATGAGTGTGGAATGTTGTGGGTGAAGGTAGCCCCTAATGGAGACGTTGTTGTAGCTGGTCGTCAAGGTTTGTGGGTTTCCACAGACGCTCAAAATACTTCTGCTACAAATGGTGCCACCTTTAGTAAAAAACTTTCCAATGCTTGTGTACGTGGTGTAGCTCTTGATATGACTGCTACAGGAATAAGTGGTGCCACTGTTGGTATATCTAACAAAGCTGGTGCTAATGATCAGTGTGTCCTTAAAACTACTAATATTCGTACTACTGGTTTTACTGCACCCGCTAATACTAATGTTCCAACAAACGCTACTATACAATCTTTAGAAGGTCCTGCTTCTAATCACAACCGTCTTTATATTGTTTATAAGACCGGAAGCACTTTTGTTGCTAAACTTTCAACAAATGGTGGTGGTGTTTGGAACCCTATTACAGTAATTGCTCCTCCGGGTTATGACGATGCTGCTAATAAGTGGCGTTATACTTGGGGAGGTGGTAGAGGTCCTGCTATTTATCCACACCCAACCGATCCTAACCATGTTTTTGCTATGGTGTTTATTTCTCCTGTAGTTTCTGTAAACGGGGGTAGCACCTTTAGAGGTGATGCTTCTAGCTTTTTCGACCATGCTCAAACTAGAGGTTGGGGTTATGATCGAAATGATTTTACTCAGTTATACACAATGATACAGGATAGTGGATCATTTCATCAGAATGGTATGGAATGGTACGAAGAGCTTGGTTTGAAATGGGACGACAATATCCCTGATCAAGAAGGTACTACTAGGACCACCAAGGATCATGCTGTCTTAGTAACTTCTGATCCTGACCCCGCCCCTAATAGAACACAAGGCCGAGGAGCGTGTTCGCTTCATGGTGGTAGTGGATTAAGGGTGTTTGGTTTTTCGGCGGACAGACCAAACACTAAATGTATCCCTGTTTTAATAAGACCTAATGGTACTAAAGTCGCTAGAACAGATGTGGGATCTTCAAGAATTGCTAAGTTTTTTCATCATCCCACAAATGAAAATATTATAATTTGGGGGAAATGGTTTATAACTAACTTCAACTCCCCTTCTGCTACTCCAACATCTGTGGATTTCACAAGCTACAGTAATCGAGAAATTCTTGGTTATAGTATGGTAAGTGGACAACCAGTTTGGTATTTTGGTGCAACTGGTAATGCTGGTAATGTAATTTATCGTTCAACAAATGCTAGTGGTGGTTCTCCTACTTTATGGAAAACACTTAGCTCAAGTGCTGACCACTCAGCTTATGCTGTTGACCCTTTCAACGATAAGAATGTTTTTGTGTGTCGTATTAGTTCTAATGGTAAAGTAGAAAGAGTTCAAGAAGGTAGTACAACGGTGATTTTTGATGCAGCAGATGCTATTGCTGATGTTTATACTACTTATGGTGTGTCTCAAACAGGTGCTCCAGCTATTCTGGTGGACTATCTTATAACTGATCCTAATAAAGAGGGTTTGTTATACATGTCTATGGACACTCCGGGTAATCCTATTATCTTTATGACGGAGAATGCTAATGATCCTTCTCCAACATGGACTAATGAAACTAGGAATTTACCACACACTTATCACCAATTCCCCACTCTACACCCTGTAACTGGTGAAATCTTTATCAACTCTAGTATGGGGGAGTTTGTTCTTCCTGCACCAGATGATTATCCTGCTTTACCGAATAAGAACTATTTCACTAATTGGATGGATAATTATTACGGTCTTCCGAACATCCCTGACCCACCTATTCTTCCCGGAGTATAAAAATGGCTAAAGAACTTAATGAACAACAGAAGGTCTTTTTAGAAGTTTTATTCTCGGAAGGCGTAGACGGTGACGTACTGAAAGCTAAGAAATTAGCTGGTTATAGTGACAATTATGCTACTTCTGTACTTTTAAAAGGTATAGAGGAGGAAATTCTTCTTGCTACTAGGGGGTATTTAGCTAGACTAGGCCCCCTAGCAGCCCACTCATTAGGAAGGGTTTTTAATAACCCTACAGAAATGGGTGTTGGTAATAAGATTAAAGTTGCCACTGATATTCTTGATCGTATTGGTATTACTAAAACTGAAAAAGTAGAAGTACAAGGTAACGGCATATTCATTTTGCCTAGAAAGGATGATCCTCACAATGCCTAAGGGTAAAGGTACATACGGTGATCAAAAAGGTCGCCCTTCAAAAGAAGACAAGAAGAAACCTTTTGATTTCTTTAAGAAAAAGAAAAAGAAAAATGGCAAGAAAAGCTCGTGATTATAAGAAAGAATATGCTGCTACTCATGGGACAGCTAAAGGCAAGAAAGATCGCGCTGCTAGGAATCATGCTAGAGCCGAGATGATGAAGAAGGGGCGAGTCCGTAAGGGCGATGGTAAAGAAGTAGATCATAAGAACTTCAACCCCCGTGATGGACGCGCTGGCAACCTCAGAGTTGTTAGTAGAGCAGTCAACAGACGCAAACAACCTAAGAGGTCGTAATGGCATATGAGAGTTCTAACACAGTATTTGTAGAAGTCACCTTATCTTTAGAAGCTACTGCTTTAGATGCTGGTGATGTGGCGGCTGATACACAGGTGGTATCAGGTGTTATAAGCAAAGTAAACGGAACAGGTAAGATTAAAAGTTTGGTTTTAGTGGATCAAGATGATGTTAAAGCTGCTCTTACTTTATGGTTTCTAAGAGCTAATGTTGTTCTTGGTACAGAAGATTCCGCACCTTCTATTTCTGACACCGACGCTTTAAACATTATTGGTTGCTTAGATGTAGCCACTGGTGACTATAGAGACTTAGGTGGAGTAGCGGTAGCTTATTTTAAGAATGTAGATATTCCTATAAAGACTTCTACCGGAACAAATGATATTTACGTAGCTGCCACTGTAGTAGCCACTCCTGATTATACTGCTGCTGGTATCAAACTTATATTAGCTATTGAACAAGAATAAGGTATATAACAATGATTCTCTTATCTAGCCCGGACGACACCTTAGAGCTTCTCACAGGTGCGGCTGTATCTACAGATTACTATGTGGTCTTCAAAGATGAACCTGATGGTGTCTTAGGACAGTTGAATGGTAACACTACTACAGCTACAACCACTGTGATCATGTCGGGACGTAACTTCGCTCCTGTGCGTACAGTGAAGTATCTGTCGATTAAAAATAGACATGCTTCTACTCCTCAGACGGTTACACTAAAGCTTGATATCGCCACTGTAGAGCGTCACCTTACCCCGGCTGTTACGCTGGCGGCTGGTGAGATGCTCGAATACACAGAGGGACGTGGATGGGCTTTACTTTCGGCTGGGGGTGTGATTAAGACTATTGCTGCTTCAGCGACTACGTTTGGTCTTAATGTTGTAACGCTTGCTTCGCCTGTTGCTAATGCTGAGGCTGTTGCTAACACGCTTGCTTCGGTTACAGGTCTTTCGTTTGCTGTTGTAGCGGCTGAAACTTACTGGTTTAAGTTTACCATCCCCTACACCTCTGCTGCGACTACGACTGGTAGCCGTTGGACCATTCTTGGCCCGACTGCTCCGACTGCGCTAAACTATGTGTCTAGGTATACGATTGATGCTACGTCTGAGACGGTTAACTATGCTACGGCATATGGTATCCCGGCGGCGTCTAATGCCACCTCTCTTGCGGCTGGTAACGTTGCTCTTATCGAAGGGGTTATTAAACCTTCGGTAGATGGTACAGTGATTGCTCAGTTTGCTTCGGAAGTAACCGTAAGTGCTGTAACGGCTCTGGCTGGAGCCACTCTTCAATGGATGAGGGTTGTTTAATGCCTGCTGGTAAAGGTACTGGTAGAGCCCCCACATCTAAGCAAAAGAAGATTCTTGCTGGCAAAGGGTCTACTATTAAGAAGGCTGTGAAGAAGGTTATTAATGAGAAGAATGACCAAAGAGCTTTCAACTCATATTGGGATAAGAAGTTTGGGGGTCCAACTCCTACTCAGACAGAACGTGAGCGCGGTCGCTCTAAGAAGAAGTAAGGAAAACAAAATGAAGAATGTTATTTTTGGGGCTGGTGCCCTATTAATGCTCACAGCTTGTGCTGGGTTTAATTTCCCTACCATCCCTGCTCCTCCCACTGAATGGGAGGTAAGTGATGCGTCTGAAGCTGCTAATGCTGAGCTTGAGAGGGTATGTCTTGCTCTTGATAAGAATGAGAAGAACCTTCAAGGGTGGCTTGATTTCGCTGCTATGATTGGCGCTGCTCTTGATTTTGATATAGCTGGTAAGGTTGAAATCCCGGCTCAGGTTGTAAACGCTAAAGATAGTGTATGTGAATAAAGAAGAAAACAATGCATTTACCAGAAGCTGATGCTCTAAATTACGAAGAGAAAGTCGAAGGTAAGTGGCAAGCTATTCCTCGCATCTCTAGAGTGATACCATTCGGTTATAAGGAAGACCCTGAAGATAGAAATGTCCTCCTTCCTATACAATTTGAATTGGACGCTCTAGAGTTGGCGAAGAAATATGTTCGTTCGGGAGAATATTCCCTTAGAGCCGTCTCGGAGTGGCTTTCTACTGAAACCGGTCGAAGCATTACTCACGTAGGTTTATCGAAAAGAATTGAAAATGAGCGAAGAAGAAAATACAGAGCGAAAGCCTACTCCAATTGGGCTAACAAAATCGAAGAGGCGAGGCGGAAAGCGAACGCCCTCCGTAAGACCCTTGGCAGTAAAGCCGACTACTGATTTTATCTTCGAAGATATTAAAGAAGAAGACAACAGAGAAGTTATATTTCGTCCTAATCCCGGTCCTCAGACCTCCTTCTTAGCTGCTGTTGAGAAGGAAGTGTTGTATGGAGGGGCGGCTGGTGGAGGGAAATCTTATGGTATTCTCGCAGATGCCCTCAGAGATATGGATCATCCATCTTTCAGAGGGCTCCTTCTTCGTAAGACAACGGAAGAGCTTCGTGAGCTTGTGTTAAAAAGTCAGGAGCTTTATCCTAAAGCCATTCCCGGTATCAAATGGTCTCAACAGAAAATGACATGGACTACCCCCAAGGGTGGCATTCTATGGATGAGTTATCTGGACAGAGACGAAGAAGTAACAAGGTATCAGGGACAGAGTTTTTCATATATAGCTTTTGACGAGCTTACTCAGTGGGCTAGTCCTTATTGTTGGGATTATATGCGGTCTCGTCTCCGTACCACTGACCCCACCCTTAGTGTTTATATGAGAGCGACTTCTAACCCCGGAGGGCTTGGCCATCATTGGGTTAAGAAGATGTTCATTGATCCTGCTCCTTGGGGCAAGGCTTTTTGGGCAACGGATATTGAGACAGGTCAAACGTTAATTTATCCGGAAGTGCATTTAAACCGACAAGGTATTTTAGAGCCCCATCCTCGCGCTGGGGCTCCTCTCTTCCAACGTAGGTTCATCCCTGCTCGTCTTTCAGACAACCCTTATCTCTATGATGCAGGTGACTATGAAGCTATGCTTCTGTCTCTGCCTGAGTATGAGAGAAAGAGGCTTCTTGAGGGTGATTGGGATGTTATAGCTGGTGCTGCTTTTCCTGAATGGAATAGGGGGGTACACGTAATTGAGCCTTTTGAAATACCTAATGGATGGAGAAAGTTTAGGGCTTGTGATTATGGGTATGGTAGTTGGGCTGCTGTGTTATGGTTTGCTGTTGCACCTGATGACCAAATTATTGTCTATGATGAAATGTATGTCACGAAAAGACTAGCTGTTGATTTAGCTGATGATATTCTTGCTAATGAGCGTGGTCATAGAGTGAGCTATGGTATATTAGACCGTAGTGGTTGGTATAAAAAAGGTGAAGGACCTTCTATTGCTGAACAAATGGAAAAAAGAGGTTGTCGGTGGAGAGCCTCTGATGGAAGTAAGGGAAGTAGAATTGCTGGTAAGAACGAGATACATAGAAGGTTACAGGTAGACGAAGATACAGAGCAACCCCGTATGGTGATATTTTCTTCTTGTATCAACCTCATCAAACAACTTCCTATGATCCCTATTGATAAGGATAATGTGGAAGATGTTGATACGGATGCTGAAGATCATCTCTACGACGCTCTTCGTTATGGCCTTATGTCTCGTCCTCGTAATTCTTTGTTTGAGAATAGTTTTAAAAAGAATAGTGGCTATCGTCCGGTAGACCCTGTATTTGGTCATTAGGAAGAAATATGGATATTGAAGATTTTGATGCAAACGTAGAGTTTGAAACAGATACAGTAGAACCGCTTCCTGATACCAAAATTGTTGTGGACCCTATTGTTGCTTATGTGGAAGATAAATTCACCAGAGCAGAGGATGGTAGACGCACTGATGAAATGAGGATGCTTACCTGTTTTAATAATTTCCGTGGAGTGTATGGGCCTGATACTCAGTTTCTTGAAACCGAGAAGTCTCGTGTATTTGTGAAAGTTACTAAGACGAAGGTGTTAGCAGCCTATGGGCAGCTTGTACAGGTCATGTTCGGTAATGGGGAGTTCCCTCT